GTTCTTTCAAGTCAGGTTAACACCTGGCGTTCTCTGGAGATTGTAATGGCTACAAGAAATATTGTCTCAGGTGACTCAGGGCCTTACGGGAATGGGTTAACACTCATCTCGTCAGGTCTCAATGACCCTAAGCACAAGTCTTGGAATGCCTATACTTTACACCGTTCCTCGAACAACTCCTTTGGAGTTGGCGGGTATAAACCCGGTTTCGGTGACGGTGTGATCTCCTGGACCAACAACGATGAGCTTAAGCTGCTTGACAAACTGTCAACTGCTGCTCAAGGGCACGACTTCAATGCAGGTGTCTTTGTAGGCACTGCGCATGAAGTCGCACGCACTGTTGTTGGATCTGTTACTGCTATCTACTCCGGTATCAAATCCCTCAAAAGGGGAGACCTGAATGGAGCATTGCGCGGTTTTACTCGCAGTGTCGGTGGTGCAGATCGAAAGAGGGCGACCAAGAAGCTCGCCCGGGGTGATATTGCTGGTACTTGGTTGGCACTCCACTATGGGTGGCAGCCGTTGTACCGTGATACTTACTCTGCAATGAATGCAATGGAGGTTTTATCCAAACCCCCACGTGAGAGCCGCATCATCGTTAGTCGCAATCTTACAGCGGCTTACGATGGCAGCCAGTCACCCTCGTTGTATACTGCCCCCGGCTATGTTCAAGTCGGGAAACGGTATTACTACACGATGACTGAGGAACTTTCCTTCCCACGTAGTGTTGGCCTGACGGATCCCGCTTCTGTTGTCTGGGAATTAATACCGTACAGTTTTGTCGTCGACTGGTTCGTACCTGTTGGTACGTATCTTCACCAGTTAAGCACTATACCTTTTTTGAAAGGTAGGTTTGCTGTGACAACAAAGTCGTTTTCGCTGTGTAGGTTCGGTGAGAATCTTGTTCCACCAAACCCGTATGGCGATTATCAACGTGCAGGAGGCGGGAGATCGACGATGAATTTCAGTCGCTCCCCCGAAAGTTCAGTTCCTCCTACCGTTCCACGACCCAACTTCAAAGGATTTTCGGCCCTGTTTTCTTCGGCGACGAGAGTCGGTAACGCAATTGCACTACTTTCTCAACTCGTCAAAGGTAAGAGCCGTTAACACCCGTCCATCAACCGACCCATTTCGGGTTATCTCAAAGGCAATAAAATGGCCAGTCAAGACATTCTCCTTCTGAAGAAGGACACCGGCACGGACGTTACGTATTTCCCCGTTTCTGACCGACCCGTTCTCCAGTGGCGTACAAACGTCTCTGGTGTTTCGGACCTGGGTCAGTCCCGCCTTGAAATCAAGGCGGAACTGATGAAGTCGGGGGTCAAGCGTGTTAACATCAAGATCGAGCAGCCGATCATGGAAGTTATCCCGTCTGGTTCCGTCAATGCGATGGGTGTGCAGGCCGGTCCGCAAGTCGCGGGTTCGGATAGCATCTCCATCACCGGTTACTTTAGTAGCCGGGGAACCAACATCACTCGTGCGGATCTTCTCCGTCAAGCAGCTCAGCTGCTTGCCGGTGCGGGATCCGTCACGGGCCAGAACATCATCGTGAACAGTACCGCCGACACTTACAAATCGGCTGGCGCTGCAAACGTTGTTCCGTTCGGCCTCGTGAATGGTTTGTGGCCTAACTAACCACACACCGTCGGGTAACTTCCTAGTACCATCCATAAGTCCGAGAATTCTCTCGGCATCTGACCTTTTAAGGAGGGCAAAATGCGTAAAAAAGCTGGATGGTTGGACCGGTATAGCTATGATGCGTCGATCGAGATCCTCATCGACCTTGCTCTGCAACATGCAGCGAAATCGGGTCCCTTCGCGGAGGCTATTACTGCCTGCCTTCGCGATCGTAATTTTATGGGACTTCTTGATTTCGACCTCTCCTATGACTGGGGACTCGATCCCCAGCATCTGGTTCACGCTCGACAAGCTCTTGCTTTTTTCGAAAAGTTTGAGCCCTTAGAGCTACCAGGTGTGTCAAAAACGCTTAACGCGTTTCGGAGGTTCGCCAAGTCCGAAGCATCCTGTAAGGACGTGAATAAGCGGTTCTGTCAGTACACCCTAGGTACCCCTTTGGGGTATCCGTTCGACTCCATTTTGGAGGACGCACGGAGAAAAATAGCGTGTATTCTCGGAACTGCACCACCCCTTTCAGAGATGCATTTTCGTTTCGGACCTGGAGCAACGGTTAACGTTCAAAAGAAGGACGCCTGCCCTCGGGTTAAATTAGGCGTCCAACTCACGTGCAGTAACGAGCTAGCTCCTTATGCCAAGTTACTTCTGGCGGAGCTGCCGACCTTAGTTGAACACCACGGCCAACTCTTGCAGACAACCACCTCAGATGAGGAGGAAGTACTGCGTTATAGTGTTGACGTGGAAGTTGTGCCTGGTCGGTTACAGTTCGTTCCCAAAGACGCAAAGAAGTTCCGGACAATTACTGTTGAGCCTGGGCTCAACACCCTATTCCAACAAGGAATAGGTCGAGCAATCCGGAAGCGTCTTAGTAAGGCGGGCGTTGATCTAAGCACGCAAGAGCGAAATCGTGCCCTTGCATACGCTGGTAGCAGGAATGACCACCTTGCTACTATAGATTTTTCATCCGCCAGCGACACCATTGCAACACAGATGGTGGCGTTTCTGCTGCCAGAGGACTGGTACATCCTTATGGATGTGGCCAGGACTCGAACTGTGACATACAACGGGCTCGTCATCAAACTGGAGAAATTCAGCACGATGGGGAACTCGTACACATTTGAGCTCGAGAGTCTTCTGTTTTACTCTCTCGCTTGGGCGTGTTTGTCGCATCTCGGGTTAAGCAAACGCGATCTTTGTATTTTCGGGGACGACTTGATCGTCCCATCGCGTTCGTATCCTCTAATCGAATTGGTCTTCAGTTACTGCGGCTTCTTTGTTAATCATGAGAAGTCGTTCGTATCTGGACCGTTTCGAGAAAGTTGTGGCGCAGATTACTATTTGGGTTTTGACATTCGGCCTTATTACCAGAAGACTTTGGTATCGGCCGAGACCCTCTTCACTCTCCACAACCACTATATGCGTACCGGTGAACTTGCGTTCGCCGACTACATACGTGAGAAGTGGATCCATCCTGATCTCCACCGTTTTGGTCCTGACGGTTACGGAGATGGCCATCTTATCGGCCCTTGGGAGAGTAAACCCAAGCGTGTAAAATGCCGTTCTGTGAGTTCTTCTGGGAAATCGAAAATCCAGAAGTTCCCGCACACTGCACTTGGATGGGAAGGGTCTTTCTTTACAGCTTTCCGTCGAAGCAGTCGCCATGAAACGCGACCGCATAGCGGGGATGCTGCTCTTCCTGCGTACAGCATTTACGTACGTGGGACGCCCGATGATTTACCGATCGTTGCGGCGACCTCTCAGTCTATCACTCCAAAAGAGTTATGGGCTGATCCGAAGCACTTTGTTGTGCCAGGTTCAGAGGGATATGAGGAAGTGTCAATCTACACGTTAAGCAGGGGAATTTTCCTGCGATAACAGTAACATGACGGTCTTGCCGGGGGTTTGTCGACCCGGCTGGTGGTGGGGAATTCCT